CGGATTTCATGAGGAAAATGCTCTTGAGCGATCCTTTTGGTCTCACTAGCGCATCTGTTCGCTGTTACGGATTCCTCAAAACTCAGGTCAAAGTCAAGGTCAAACGAAATTTCGCCATGGAGGAAAATTATGGACAAACAGTTTTAGCGAGTCCACCGGATTACAACGCTATGTTGGGACCTTGGAGTAAGAGTTTCTTGAGGAATGTCAGATTGGCTTGCAGACAGGGCGTGTTTCTGGATTCTGGTTTTTCAGACGCTGACCTTGCCAGGGGGCTTAGGAGATGCGGTGCGCTCCACAGGTTTATGGAAGAAAATTACCAAGCAGACGTTAAGAAACAGGACACCAGTCACACACCTGTGACTTTGCGTGTTTTTAGGCTTGCCTTGGAGTTCTTCGGAGTGCCTGAGCATTTGTGTCTTTTGTATGAAAGACAGTCAACTATCTATCGTTACAGGTCGTTGCACTCAGGCTTGTATGATGGACAAGGGGAGAACAATTTGGGTTCTGGGGATCCCTTCACTTTGATAAGGAACATTTTCCAAGTGTTAACGGTCATGGTCGAACGTTTTGGTGTTGTTCAAATGAGACAAGCTACGCTTGTCGTTAAGGGTGATGATTTCATATCTGATAAGATTTGTGAAGTCATCCCGATGAGTGTTCCCGAGGTGAGATTGACTGGTCTTACTGAGGATTTCAACAGGCCACCGTATCATGCCGGGAGGTTTCTGACTGGAGACAATGTGATTCCAGATCCGATCAGAATGGTTTGTAAGGCTATGACGAAGCCTGCAAAGACCACCGAGCGAGTTAATCAACTCGCTGAGGCCTTCTATGACAGGTACGTGTGTTTATCGGAGTCTGATCATGTGTATATGCGTTGGGCTTTACGTGAGGCGTATGGTGACTTTGACCCTGATCTTTTGGATGCGATGCTTAATTTGTACTGCGCATTGAGAGACAGAAGGGTGTTTTATGATTTAGTGCGGGTTGAAGATACAAGTGACCGCTTGATCGTTCGACAAAGAGATGATGATTGCGCTGCTTTTGCTTTAAGTTTTTTTCACGAGCAGTGCTGCTTGTTTGGAAGCGGTTAGAAATGAGTCCGCTGAGTATATAGCAGAGGTGTGCGTTCGAGAAGGCATACCTGTGCACAGTGTGTTAGGTAGACCAAACGATCTTTCAAAGGAGGGTGTTTGGTTGAGCCCGAGTCATGCTTGGGCTGTGGTGAAGATGAGTGATAGCGATCACTTAGTTTGATTAAAGATGGCGAGGCAGGGCAATTTATTGCGCTTAACCACCATTTCTTACAGGAGTTTATGCAAATTTTTCTTACCTTTTGAAAATTGTCG